ATCATATAAGAAGCAAATCGAAATTCCCGAAACTAAAATATGACCTCAATAATGGTCAATGTCTTTGTTTTTTATGTCATATCCGACGGCATTTACACGAACCTTTAGCAGCTCTTCTAATCATAGCACGGCTGATTGCATATTTTGTGAAGGGTTTGGGGGGTAGATGAAGCCGAAAAGAATTAAAATCCCATCTGAACGGCAGATAAAAGCACTTTGGCTCCAGGATGTGTACGGATTCAAAGTCAAAAAGATTGCCGAGCTGATGAAAATGACAGAGAACGCTGTTTCCAAACTTTTACAGCGAATCAGGCACAACGAGGATTTTATGAGAAGACTGCCAAAGGCCACACAAAAGAGGCAGAGAAGGCTTCTACGGCTCAAACCCGGTATGGAGCAAGTAATCATACGTAAATTCTAAACGCCCGCACCAACTTCGGCAGGAGCCTGGCAAGGCTGAGAGCCTCGGCTGGCACGGGCATTAGCTTCTCAATCTTTTTTAATAACCTCGTAAAAAACCCCGGCCCCTGCTCATACTTCGAGCAAGGGGCTGGGTTAAAAAATCGATTATATGCCGGAAATTTTCAAATCATAATCGCCATAACCCTCACCGGCGATTTGGTTGATTATCTTTGTGGCGGAAGGATTACACAAAATTTCATCGCCGAAATTGCCGCCAAAATAATACACTGGATAGGCCGTAATTTGGCTAACCCAGTCCGGCACACCTTCGGGGCCCTCGCCGAAACTATCTTTGATTGCGGCTTCATTATTATAAATTCCAAACCAAAAGTCATCGCTGAGATTATAAGCATATTCGTTGCACAAATTTTTAGCAAATTCTGGAAGCGAATCTGCTTCACACTCTGCTTTGATTTGACCGCTTCTGCCTGTTTGCGGCCCATAAATCCATTTTGCTTTGTAACGTGCCATTTTTTAACCCTTTCAAAAATTGTTAGTTATTAACTACGACTAAATCTGTGTGTTTCATTGCCAGACTCCTTAAAAATGAGTTAATGAAATTTGTTACTTTTATACTATCGGCATTTTACGAAAGATGCTTTAGCTTGTCAAGAAAAAAACAGGAATTGGACATTTAGTTTATAAGATTGTGCTAATTTCTTCCATCCTGGGGCAAACTGGAGTCATTTCGAGGCAGTTTCATCCCTTATATAGAGACATGGCAAGGCCCGAAAAACAATTTACACAAGAGCAGGTCGAGCAAATCACCCAGATGGCACTTGATAACTGTCATATTGATACTATAGCTTTGGCTTTGGGTATTGCAAAGAATACACTCATTCGGCATTTTGGCACATTTATCAAGCAAAAAAGGGCAGAAGGCCGAGCAGAACTAAGCCACGCACAACGGACGAAAGCGATTAAAGATAAAGATTCCACAATGCTTATTTGGCGAGGCAAGCAAGATTTAGACCAGCGAGACAAGAAAGAAATGGTTGTGGGCGGTGTAGTGGGCATAGTTCATACCGCAGCAGAATTAAAGCTGGGCAAGAAAATGGCGGAGCAGTTTGCTAAGGAAATACGTGATGACTCCTAAAGACAGTTTGGCACTTATGTCTGATGTCGACCCCTGGGTATGGGCGGTTATCAATAAAATCAAACTTCAGGCAGGCACATTCGGTAAGGCAGGCCACGAATATCTAATTGAGCCGATGCAAAGCACAGCAAGGGTCAAGGTTAAAATGAAGGGCGCCCAGATGGGGTTCTCGGAAGGCGAAATATTAGATGCTTTACACGGTATGATTAAAGGCAAGTATTCTAAGGGAATATTATATTTATTTCCTACTGCCACCGATGTATCAGAGTTTTCTAAAGCAAGATTCGGGCCGTTAATTAATGATAACCCAGCGGCCATAGGCAAGTATGTTTTTAGCACAGACGCCACCAATATCAAGCGGATTGGAACAGGGATGTTATATTTGCGTGGAGCCAGAGTAACTCAGCGAATTGGTGGGATTAAACCGGAAAGCTCTAAACTTCGTTCAATACCAGTTGATAAAATTGTGTGCGACGAACGAGACCTTATGCCCGATGAAATGGTGGCTATGGCTTTAGAGCGAATGGCACACAGTAAAGTTAAAGAAGAATCATATCTATCAACACCGACCATTCCCGATTATGGCATAGATAAAATATGGCAGGATTCTGACCAGCGAATGTGGTTTATTAAATGCAGCGCCTGCGGCAAACATACCTGTTTGGAACTTGAGTTTCCCGAATGTATTATTAGAAAACGCAGCGGCGATAGATATTATCGAGCTTGCCATTATTGTGGGGGCGAGATTTATCCCAAAGACGGACATTGGCAAGCCCAGGCAGAAAGCGATATAGCTGGTTGGCGGATAAGCCAGCTTAATTCGATATTTGTCGAACCTGGCAATATTATAAAAGCATACGAACATCCTGAAGAGCATCATACTACATTGCAAGAGGTTTATAACTCAAAGCTGGCCTTACCATATATCGCTGCGGAGGATAGATTATCGCACCAATCCGTATATTCGTGCTGTGGTTTAGAGCCTCAAGCAATGGACAGTTTTGGCCCTTGTGCGATGGGTGTAGATGTTGGAAAAATGTTACATATCGTGATAGGGGCTAAAATCACAGCCAAGCAATATAAGCCCATAAAGATTGTGGCTGTGCCAAGTTGGAATGATGTTCACGACCTTGCCAAGAAGTTTAATGTAAAATGTGCCGTTATCGATAAGTACCCAGAGATACACAAAGCAAGGGAGTTTCAGGCGCAAGAATCTTATAGTATTTTCCTGTGTGAGTATTCAGAACATTTATCAACGGGCCATCACTGGAACTTGGACAAAAAGGATGTAACGGTCAATAGAACCGAGGTTTGTGACGAAACGCATAATTTGGTTAAAAAACCAGGAATGTTACTGCTGCCTCGAATGTCCCTGCGAATTAAAGAGTATGCAGTCCAGATGTGCAATGTTGCAAAAATACTGCAAACCGACCCGCTTACAGGCGCATCAACTTACAGATATATCAAGTTGGGGCATGACCATTATCGGCACGCCACCAATTATTTTTATTTAGCTGCCCAAAGAATAGGGCTTTTATCTGCGGATAGTAGCGAGGTTCGTCAGGAACTCGCAGAAATGGAATATGCCGTTTCAGGTTAGAAAGGCACACTATGGACGTATATTACGGTTTTTGGGATAGAAATAAGAGCGTTCGCTATATGGGTTTTGGTGGTGGTGGAAAACCGAAGCCACCGCCACCGTTACCTCCGCCCATAAAGATGCCGCCGCCGATAGCTACTATAGAAGAAATTGGAGCATCAGCTATGAAGGCAGGCGAGGCGGAACGGAAGCGGATACGCGGCAGGAGAGGCAGGGCGAGTACGATACTTACAAGACCGGGCTTGCGGCCAGCCACGGTACAGCAGGCGGCCTTAAAGACAACGTTAGGATAAGGGATGGATAAGGAAATCCTGAAATCTATAGCTGATTGCAAGAACTGCCCGATTGACGCCTGGTACGACCCGCCAGGCGAATGTCGCAGGGGTAGAAAGGAATGCCCATTAAACATCCGCAGACCTCAGCAGCAGATAGCGGATATGGTTTATGAGGTGATTGGATAAATATGGCGGCAAATGCAGAACCATCTCTTAAAAAACAGGAAAAGGATAGAGCTTCGGAGATAATTCGCCGGCTTGATAAAATGAAGGCCGACAGGGGCACTCTCGACTCTACATTACAGGAGGTCTCCGACAGGATATTACCTCGCAAGGCCCACATTACAGAGACTCCACTCAGAGGCCAAAAACGCAAGGTAAAACCTTCATTCTCTAACGATACGGCCATATTCGCCAATCGGGATATGGCGGCTGGGCTGTTCGCCCATTTATGTTCCGGCCGCTGGTTCGGGCTAAAGGCAAGGAAGAAGGAGTTGAACGAATCTGAGGCTGTTAAGCGATGGTTTAGCGAGACTGCACGCATTCTACTTGAGGAGATGGCCATCTCGAACTTTGACAACGAAATTAATGAGTTACTTCTTGATATAGGCTGGTGTGGGACACCTTGTATTGGCGTTGACCCAGGCGTGAAAACAGCTCTGCGGTTTGAAACTTATCATATCAGCGAATATTGGGTTGCCGAAAATAACGAGAAGATAGTCGATACTGTTTACCGCAAATTTGAGTATACGGCCCGTCAAGCCGTTCAGGAATGGGGTCTGGAGAACTTGGGTAAAGATGTTCAGGACGCCTATAATAGCGAAGGCGGAAAGGATAGAGACAAAAAATTCTGGTTCATTCACGCAGTATCACCACGGCAGGAGCACAGCGACAATTATCCTGCTATTCCAGCACAACAGCCAATAGCCTCCGAATGGGTGGATGTTAAGGCCAAGAAGATGATTAAGGTCAGCGGTTATTATGAGATGGCGAGGTTTGCTCCTCGTTGGTCTAAGCAGTCAGGTCAAGTGTACGGTCGAAGTCCAGGTATGCTTGCTCTTATGACAATAAAGCTCGTAAATGAGATGGATAAGACCACTGTGGAGGCAGGGCAGTTGCAGGTTGCCCCACCACTTCTTACGCCGGACGATGGCTTTATCGGCACGGTTAGAATAAGTCCTCGTTCCATTTTAAGTTATCGGCGGGATTTACAGGGCAGGGATAAGCCCGAATTTATGAAGACCGGCGGACGGTTGGACTGGGCGTTTGATTTTATAAAATGGAAAGAGGATGTCATACGCAAAGCCTTTTTTAACGACCTCTTTGCATTATTGGCCGAGCAGACTAAGACTCAAACCGCTTATGAGATAGCCCAGCGAATCGAAGAGAAACACAGCCGAATTATTGCACCTATCGGCAGGCACAAGTCCGAGCTTTTCAACGGCCTGATAAGGCGGTGCATAGGTATTCTTGGCCGAGCGGGCAGTCTGCCACCTGTCCCGCAGGAACTGGTTGGTCAGGAATACGAAATTGAATACATCTCGAAACTGGCGCTTGCCTTGAGGATACTTGAAGTTCAATCTTTAACTACCGGACTTGAGGTATTGGCTCCGTGGTTTGAGAAAAAGCCTGATATGATAGACAATTGGGATACGGACGAGATAGCACGCGGGGTACCGGAGCGATTAGGCTGGTCGGTTGATTGGCTCAGGGATATAGAGGAGCGGGACGAGATTCGGGCGGTTCGGGCGGCGGAAGAACAAGCCTTGCAAGCTGCTCAAATGGCTATCGAGGGTGCTAAAGCCGCACCTGGAATCTCAAAAGAGGTTGAGGAAGGGTCAGTTTTGGCCGAAATGGCGGGAGCAATAAAATAAAGATTTTTGGCACGAAGGACAAGGCAAAAGGGAATGACAGACGAACAAAAGCAAATAATCATCGATTACCAAACCGTCTTTGATTCCGACGGCGGCAGACGGGTACTTGAGAACCTCCGGAAGTGGTCTGGTTTTGATAATAGAATAATTCCACAGGGCGTTCCTGAAGTAACAGCCTTTGCACTTGGCAGACGTGATATGTTTCTGCACATTATAGATAAAATTGAGGCGGACCCCAACAAAGACCGCCAGACAGAGGCGGAAATGGAGGCCGATTATGCCGGCGAAGAGTAAAAAACAGCGACAAATGATGGCAATCGCAGAGCATCATCCGAGCAAGCTCTATAAAAGAAATCGGGGCGCATTAACAATGTCGAA